TGTCATAGGTGGGATCAGCTATGTCAGGCATCATGCCCATGTCGATGAACCCCAAGAATTTGCGGGCTGCCTCAATGTGGAGTTGTTTCTCGTCGCTAGTTACGGTTTGTGTATGGAACTGAAGTTGCAGGTCGCTGTCAAAAACAATCCAATGGATTTCGTGACTACCAGTACATATCGCTTGTTGAACTCCTTGCCAGTACCAGGTTCGGGAAAGCTCTCCCGTCCAACGCTTGTTATATGTTTTGAGTTCATAAAACTTGCCGGTGAGTGAACGACCATCCATTGTGGACATGAGGCGTACACCGTTTTCTTCGTAGCAGTACATCTCTGATGGTTCGGTGATGGTTTCGTTGAGGATTTCTCCTGCCCAACCCATGAGTGGGCCTTCAAGGATTGTGCCTCGACGCATCGCATCGTTTTGTTCTGTTGGTACAGGGGGTGTTGCTGCCAATAGTTCTACCGCAAGGTCAGCTGGTGTGGTGTATTTGTGTTCACCATGAATTGCTGCGGCTACTGACGCGGTGATTCGTTTCTCACCTTTTTCGTTTGCCCAACGTAGGTTAAGCCAGTCTTGGCTGCCGTGTGTTGGCTTGGGTATGGTGTGTAGATTCTGCATTGTTCCTCCTATGGTTGTGCAGTTGTATTTGTAATCTAGGGGTGTGACATGGTTAATGTCAAGTCAATCGCTTTCATTTCTCGTACCATCGCCACAGGGATATGTATAGCGTGGATGCCTTCTTCTTCGCAAATGGTTTGCCATACGGTCACATGGTTGTCTTTGGAACCTGGTTCACCGACTGGTACTAGGAACCCGATGGTGTCTACGAGACATTCCCCGTCGTCCTCGTATTCGTCCATGTTCAGCCAGCCACCTTCGGACAGGTGGGTGTCAGCCCATTGGATGTAAACAACGGTTCTATTCGTCAAAGTCATCGGGTTTTTCTCCACATTGAGGGGGTCGGGGGATCACCCCACGATATACGCATAGGCATAAACGTGCGTCTGTCATAGGACTTCCAGATCAGACCAGTTCCGTTTGTCATGGCGACCCACCAGCAGGGTAAGGGTGCCTGGGGTGGACCAAATACCTTTAGAGTCAGCGAACCATTTTGATCCACCGTCCATTGACGGGCATTGGATACGGGTGTATGCACCATGATCGGTGACTTGCAGGTGATGTTTGTGTGCTGTGATCCACAGGTCAGGTTCGCGTCCTTCTTCACGCAAAATCATTATCGACTGTGCGTTAAGCCAATCGTTTTCTTTGCCGGTGATCTTGTGACCGTGAGCGAACGCAACCTTCACATCGGATAGCACTTTGGTTGTGACCATCTCATCGTGTGGGATAGTCCATTCAAGGTTCGGTATCTGATGATCCAAGATTCGGAACAACATATCCATCAGGAACCCTCCAGCGTTATCTGAATCCGAGGTAACAGACTTGCCGTTGCGTCGCATCCATTCACCGTGGTTGCAAAGTGTGCCAATGATTTCCATGACATCAACCATTGACGCAAGGGTGGTTATCCCTTTGCTGAACAGGTCTGCACCAAGTAGCAACTGTTCGCGCTGTGTCAGTTCAACAGTAAACAGTTGGCTTGCATAGTTGCCATCGCACCCTTCAAACGGATCACCCATGTTTACAAGTGCAGCACTCTGAATGTTTCTACCTTTACGGCGCAGGTCATGGAGTTGTTGGACTGTTTTCTCTAATGATTCCAGTACCCGTTCAACGGTTGCTTCAACACCACCGCCAGCAGATTTACCTAGCTGAAGGTCAGCCCAATTCACTACGAACGTGGATGGTGGTTCCTCTGACGGTTTAACCACAGCCCGTTTCGGTTGCTTCCAGTTACCTACACGTTTACGCAACGCCTCAATATCTTCATCAGGTAACACCCGTGAAGTCCTGCGCCTGAACCTGGCACGATATGAGTACAGCCATGCAACATCTCGATCACCGTTCTCTAAACGTTTAGAGGTTTGCCACTTAGACATTCGTACTGTGTCGTCAACAACTTCAAACACCGCAGGGTCCAAACCGAACCCAACAAGTATTGCTGTCCAGTCCGATGTGATCGGTGTAGGTAGAACACCGGTAGAAATCTCACCACCATCAGGTGTCACTTCAGCCCATGCACGTTGGTTCTCAGGCGGTTGGGATTGCTCCTCTAATTCATCTTTTAATGACATGAGCGAATCCCCCTCGACGGTACTTGTTGATTGAAGATGCGTCTAAGTCTATTCCTCGTCGCTTCAATACCTTGCTAATTGTCGGCGCAGGGATCGTGTAATCGTCTAACGCTTCAACAAGTTCTTTGCGATCTGTTTCATCCATGCTCTCAAATACACGCTGGATTCTTGGGATGCGGCCTGACGGTGTGCTTTCTTCAGATCGTATTTCACTTAACAGACTTTGCTTTACGGGCTTGTTCAACTCTTGCTCCCTCTATGAGTTTGTTTATCTTTTCGATAACTTCCCATAGTGCGTCAGCTTGATCCCTCCCAGGATTAGATTTCAGGAGACAGTCACGCACCAAAGTTAACTCAACGGTAGTTAATCCTTTTGCCATTTGCAAGCACCTTTCTACGGGTGCTTCACCCTAGTGCTTTTCTATGTGATCCGTCAAACGCTCAGAAACCTTATCTAGCTTGTCCTCTGTACGGTCTTGTGCGCGTCGCATCAAACGCAACATAGCCATAACGGTGTCATGGTCTTTCCTGTTTTCGGACTTAAACTTTTGAACTACTACCGCTAGGATAGAAAAACCACCGCCAATACAAGCAGCCCAAATAGTTGCAAGCCCAGCGTCCATATCATGCAGGCTTTCCTACGAAACAGATATGCCAGGGTTCGACCTGCAACTCCCAAGACCAACCTAATGCTGGTGCTTCAGCCAACAGGAACTCCAGCCCTGACCTCTTACAGCCTTTAGGTTTCGTGGAGATCGTGACAACTTTGCCATTCGTTTTGATAGCAGCGTCAATGGCCAAGCCCCACCCGTGATTGCTCGTACCTGGTGTAGCGACGGGCGCACCCAAATGTAGATACCATTTCTCGCCGTTGAACATTCGGATCACTTGAATGTTTTTCTTGGCATCAGGAAACGGTTTCATCCGTGACATAAACAGGGCAACCTGTTGGGCATACGGTCGGTAGTCGCCAACATGAACTAAATCTAAACCTTCTTTGGCTGCAAGTTCCCGAAGCTCACGCCATGATTCTGCTGCGAGGTGATACATCTTGCCGGAGGGGGCGATTGGGCGAAGCAAAGATGCAGGAAGTTTCCCGTTCTCACAGCCTCTCAGGTCTTTGGGCAGTACCAACTTTTTAATTGGCAGTTTGGTGAGCGATGCTTTCCGTCGTAACGCCATTATTCAGGGATTTCGGTGAACAATGCTTCGTCGGTTTTCTTGTTTTCGGCACGTTGAGCGAACTCACCCAAGCCTAAAGCCGACAAAACGAAGGCGATTGCTGGCTCGACAGGGACATCTGGGACCACAAAAGAAACGACCAAAGCAACGACGGATGAGACAAAAGCTGCGACGCGCACAGGGTTGTTGTAAATGAACGCTTTAATTTTCTGCATATTGAATCCTTTGTCTCGGTACGCAGAAAGTGTACCAAAAGGGTTTACCCCTGTGCTGATTACAGGTTGGGGTTTGCGTCGCTTAGAAACGCTCCTAGAGGGGTCTGAGGGGCTTTGGTGTGGTTCCGTGAACTGTCGTGGTAGTCGGGTTGGTGACAGGGGCAGTCGCTAACAGGACAGTAGTAATAGTGGTCGTCGTCGCTGGTGTGGATGTTGTTGTAAATGCCCATTCAGAAACTATCCCCCAATTTTCGCTTTAACAGGGTTGGCAAATAGCGCGAACGCTACCGCTGGGATGATTACAAGAAAACGTAACTTAATCTTTCAAGGGCTATCGGTGGTCTTTTCTTGTCACCAACTTCATCCTCGGTCCATTCAACTGCAACAACATTATTGTTTGGCTTTGATTCATCAAACCCACCAATACCGTAAACAACGTTCCAACTCATGCTGCCCTCAATGCCATGTAATACGCATCAGTAGTAGCAACCAAAGTCCCAGCAGTAGCAAATGCACCAGTAACACCAGCCTGGTAGTAACCACCAAACGGCTTGTTTTCAAACATTGAATCAAGATAGTTGTTCATGTAAAAAGTATTTTCTAATTCTGAATACACACGAGGCAAAAAACCTGTAGTCCATGAGGACTGCATATTTATTGCCAAATAATAAACGCCAGCAGATAAAGATTGGCTTATTGTCGCGCTATAAGCGGTGCTTGCTGTAGTTGCGTTAACAGTCCCAGCATCAAGAAGAACCGTTGTAGGCACTCCAGCAGACTGGTTATAGATGCCAAGCCTAAAAGTTCCAGTGCCAGTGACAGTAGAAGTAGTAGTAACAAAACTTATGCGGTCAAAAGTTTTTGTTTCAACAACACGAAACGGAACATAATAAGTTGTATTTGCAAACGGCGAACCACTTGAGGTTCCTCTCCCCAATGAGGCATAAAGTTTTCCACTCACATACCCAAGACCAGTGGCAGAAACAGCAGCAGGTGTAGCCCACTTGACACCATTAGTCGCGGCAGAGTCAGCCACCAAAATTTGGTCATTAGTACCAACAGCCAAACGGTTTAACGCCGAACCAGTAGTAACCAACAGGTCGCCCTTAGTCGTCAACTTGCTTGCAACCTCGTTCGCCTCGTCAGCATCATTAGCGGTAAACACCGGATAAATCGTTGCGCCAGCAGAATGACTGCTTGCTGTCGTATCATCCTGCGCCCTAGTAAGAGTTAGTGTGGTGCTGGAAATTGTTGCAGAACATTTTTCCTCAGTTGAAAGACCTGGATCAATCACCACATAAAACGGAACACCAGCAGTAGACGGCCATCCTGTAGTTGCCGCCAACGTGCAAGTCGTATCAGTTGCGTTAATACCAGCCGTGATCGTTGTAGCGGCAGCAGCACCAGCGTATTGTCGTCGTGTAAAAGCAGCCATATAGGGGTTATCTTACACTATCTGACCGAACGCATAATGACCGTACACGTCCCGTCCCAATCCCAAGCATTGTGGGTGTTCGCAGAATCATACGGTTGCCATTGAATATCCTCGACAATCACCGAATGGTAAGCAAAATTTTCTTGATATGTGACGACACGCGGATTGTCCACCAGATCACGCAAATAGGTGAGTTCTGTGTCTACATCAACAAAATGTTCTTTCCCACGAATGTTAATTCTGTGATGCAGTAGCAAAGGAACAGAGAAAATTTGTGAGCGCAACGGTGCGGCGTAGGCTCGACCCATCCAACGGGTGACTACAGGGCCTATCGTTGAATCTGTTGATGAACGAGTCAAAGTCAAATATGCTTCAGCTTCAAAAATCTTTTTCTCTAAACCATCAAAGGTAGATTCCAGCGTTCCCTGAACAGACTGGGTTCCAATGTTTGTTACATCACCAGAGTCACAAGATACAGATATGTTTACTGACCCGTTTAACGGTTCGGTACGTAAATCCCATTTCGGAATAAACTTTGTGTCAGGTACACCCCAACGATACGTTCCTGATTGTAAGGTTCCTGAAGCAACTTTGTTTGTGGCATGAGGACGGTACGCCCCCAAACCTGCAACAGTAAACACGACCTTATTGCCAAATTCGTGAACGTCAACCACAGCACCTTGACCAGTAACCATGAGGTCTGAAGCGTATGCGGGTTGATTTACGAAAACCTGGGTGTTTATATCTAGTCGACCAATGCCTGTTGATGTTGAGTCATAGTTAGTCCAACCGAAATACAGGTATTGTCCGATAGCAGAAAAAGCGTTAACAGATGTGCCAGTCTCAATCAGTGGACCAACGACAAGGTTGCCGTCGCTGTCCGACGAGCAGAACCGCAACCCTGTCGTCAACCCAATGACAACAAAACCAAGATATGCGTCAATGTTAGTAACAATTTCACCCATTGGCAACTCGGCTGCCACGGTAGGAATATCTAACGCTGTACCGTCAGCTTTGACTGCGGTCTTGTAAATCAAAGATTTGTTACCTGCGTGACCTGCACAATAAATTTGGTTTTGTCCACCAGCGAAACCAACCCACTGAAAGTTCGTGTTCGGATGGGTGTACAACGCTGACGGGTTATTCGCTGAAGAACCTGGGGCGGTGGTGATATTCCAAATTTTGTGTTTATCTGCACCTTGACCAGCGACCATTAAACGACCACGAACATAAGCCAAAACTCCAGCTTCAATGCCGGTAATGTAATCAGATGCGGCAGAGGTTCCAGTATTGGTTTGATCTATGTCACCGTCAGCATAAGAGAAGAACACGTTGTAACCATCAGATGTGATGCTGTAAAGGTTCGACGCATTAGTGCTAGTAACCGTAGTAAAGGCTGTGAAGTCAGTTGTGTGCTTAACGGTTTGTCCGTCAGTCCCATAAATTCTGCTGCCAGCCGTAGCCATATACAAGTTGGTGTTAGCAGAAGAGTACGCCTGTGTGGTATCTGAAAGCAAGGAAAGTTCACCTCGCGTCCAAATGTCAACACCTTTGCTTGAACGGAAACGGTATGGTTCAGCATCAGCGGTATCAGAGTATTTTTGTCCAGCACCATAATGCCAAGATGACTGCGACCTACGCCACAAACCCTGCGGGTTAATTGCAGATTCACCAGGTTCGGCGGATTGGTCAACCGAGTCACGGACACGCGCATCAAATTGTCGAACAAAAGAATTTGATTTTGTGTCAATCATGTATGGGCGACCGTTGATCGCCACAGGGAAACTGTATGGGACAACAGGGGTGTTTCCTGTGCCAGAGTAGAACGCTGGTGTTCCCCTGTATGGGAAACTGTTTTTCGTGATTGTTACAGCCACGACTATGCCCTAATAGTCAGCGGGTATTGTCTCGCAAGTTTCGCTGCTTCAGCGATGATACGGTCACGACGCAACCGCAGGATGTTACTGAACGAGTCACGCATAGACCCAGGTGGAACTTCATCCGAACGACGAGTATCACCTTGCGACTCAATGAAGTTACGTTTCACTTCACGGGTAGACAACATACGGGACATTACTCCCATTTCCAAAATATCTTCCATTGTTGTCGGGATGTTGGCAACCGACTGGATGTTGTCTGTCATGTATTGCACACGGGTGAAAGGGGCCTTGTATCGAACTCGCAAACTTCCAGCCATCACGGATTCATCAAACACGATTGCGTAACCTGAAGGGAAATCGGTTGTTGGCAAATCTCTTTGTAAGCGAGTTTTGCGAATAACCGGATAATCGCTGTCCAAATAACGTAAGCGAACATCCAACAAATCAATTATTGATGTCGCACCTGTTAAGTCAACTTGACGGTCAGCACCGTTGTAATCAATGTCTGTTGCCACAATACGGAACAAACCATTCAAAGGGCTTGACAGGTCATCAATGTCTTGGTTTAACGCTTCAAGCATTTGTGCTTTAGGGAAACGGGGGTTTAATGTAACTGCTGTTCCAGCGATGTGCGTATTTGCGGTCGTTCCCGCATAGCCACGTTCAACAACCAAAGTTTTAGAACCAGCGACAGATTCCCAAACATAAATCAGTTCGGAATCTATTTCAAAAACTGTGCCAGCGCGAAGCCCATTCAGGTCATAGGTCATCACAAAAGACGTGTCATCAAAATCGACAGTTGTCGCTAACTTGTTTCGTTCCTCAATGGTTCCCGAAAGAAGTTGGCGTGACACCCGATCAAGGAGCGCACCAGCAGTTGACATTTACTTCTTTTTCTTAGCCTTCTTCATAGGCTTAGCCATCTTCTTCTTGGCTTTCTTGGCATCAGCCA